CACCGTATGCTGCCCGAGGCTACCCGCTCTCACCAGCCGGTGGCACACTATGAGCCCATCGAGTATGTACAGGACACCCTGTCTCGATTGGGTTTCGTTCTTAGTGAGCCGACTATCTACCTCACTAACGACGATTGCCGTAGCAATATGTACGCTGGATGGGGGATAGCCCATAGAAGCCTCCCCGATACGAGGGGGTTCCAATGGGAAGCCTTCCTGCTCAATAGCCACAACAAGAAGCATAGCCTTCAGTTGGGGGCAGGTCACCGTACCTTTATCTGTGGTAATGGTATTGTCTCAGCACCGCTGGGTATCTACCGTGCCAAGCACACTACCCATGTGAATTCTGTGGACCCAAAGACGGGACTTCCCCGATGGAAGAGCCGCCTTCTTACCATGTCCAACCGCATCCTCACTGAGTGTCGCCGTCTACATCAGACTATTGAGTCACTCAAGAAGGTAGAGTTGGACCCATCCAGTGAAGCACACCAGATGCAGGTAAGGGCGTTTGTCCTTGACACTGCCCACAGGGGTGCGATCAATGCAGCCGGTGCCCTCACTGTGTACAAGCATTGGCTCAAGCCTGAGCATGAGGAGTTTAAGCGGGACAATACTGTCTGGCGTCTCATGCAGGCATACACTAGTCAGGCCCGTGGTAAGTCGGGCTTCGAGGCTAAGGATGGCATGACAAAGATGTTCAATATGTTCTCTCAGGAGTTTGGGACACTTGCCCACTCCAACCTGAAGGACCCCGTCGCTATCCCCGAGGGGGACTTCTGATGTCTGACCAAAAAATTGAAAAGCAGATGTTAGAATGTACTGCCCTAGGGGAAATCATCTACGATAGCATGGAATCCCTGTGTCAAACCTATGAATCCAAGGGTATTGGCATGACGGGTGGTGTTATGATGGTCATCTGGGAACTGATTACTACCCAACTTCTTGCGTCTGGCATCCAAGGTAACAAACTTAGGGTTATCCTTATGGAATTACAGGATGACCATGAGGTATAGAACTTGAGACAATCTGATCTTGAACTGGAGATGGTGGAACTTGGCAAGTCTAGGTATTGGGCTGCCGTACACAAGGCTAAAGAACTGGGGATCGAGTCCACCACGCCCCCCGGTCAACGTCTGCTGGCCGAGGCTACCACCCTTATGGGTGAGGCCTTGGTTCAGTGGATGAAAGACGCAGAGGATAAGCCGGGCAGGATGCACAGGGCACACCAGTACCTGTCCCAACTATCCCCCCCAGTTGTAGCCGCTATCACCGCCCGGTGTGTGTTGGATTGTATGTCGTTACACAGGAAGATAACCTCGACAGCAGTTCATGTAGCCCGGTTACTTGAGGATGAGTTAAAGTTCGCCTATGTTAAGGAGAACGAGCCAGCCCTCTGGAACCACATCCACCGGAACATAGACCGACACAAGTCCTACGAAACAAAGGCTAAGTTCATTAAGAATACTGCACGGTATAACGATATCGTGTTTAAGTCTTGGCCTAAGAAGGATGCAGTGTCTGTTGGTATTGTCTGCATTGAATTACTGAGGCAGTCAACAGGCATCATTGATATCACAACGAGGGGGGATAAGAGGGGGAGAGCGGTGACTTTGGTACGCCCCTCCGATGACTTGTTGGCTTGGCTCAAGGCCTCCCATGAGCGGTGTGAGATCCTTAAGCCAGTACATATGCCGATGGTACGCCCACCGAAAGACTGGGGACCAGACAAGCCGGGGGGCTACCTTAGTCCCACCCTTCTCCCCCGTGGAATAGTTAAGGCATACAACAGGGAGTACGCTAAAGAGGTTAATGGTTTGGATATGCCCAAGGTATACCGATCCATCAACAGGCTTCAGCGCACCCCCCTTTCCATTGATCCAGAGTTAACCTCAATAATGAGACACTTCTGGGACAATGGGTATGCAGTGGGTGGCCTGCCCTCTAGCGAGGATAAGCCATTACCCTCTAAGCCTCTAGACATTGCAGAGAATGAGCAGTCAAGAAAGAACTGGAGACGCGAGGCTGCACGCATACACTTTGAGAATGAGAGGCAACAAAGTAAGAGGCTCCAAGTCTCTAAGGTTCTCTACTTGGCTGACAAGTTTGAGGCCACACCCATTCACTACTGTCACGAACTGGATTTTAGATCGAGGGATTATCCTGTTGGATCATTCCTTCACCCTCAGGGACCTGACTGGGCACGCTCTCTCCTCCGCTTTGCACGGGGGGTACCCATCACCGACAACAACGGTGTCTCATGGTTAGCAGTGCAGGCCGCAAACAAATGGGGACACGACAAAGTCTCGTTCAACGATAGGGTAGGATGGGTTGAGGAAAATGAAAAGATGATTCGGGCTGTCGCTAAAGATCCCTTCCGTAATATGGAATGGTGTGACGCAGATTCACCTTGGCATTTCCTTGCTGCTGCCCGTGAGTGGTCGGCGTTCTTGGATTGCGGCATGGGGTTTGTCTCCAGCCTCCCAGTCTCACAAGATGCCACCACTCAGGGGTTGCAGATATACGCTAAACTACTACTCGACCCCATCGCTGGGTATGCCACCAATGTACTGCCTAGAGATACACCCGGTGATATCTACCAAGATGTTGCCGACCGAGTAATGGAAAAACTAATGATAAGTGCCGACCCCTACGCCTCTACTTGGCTGCACTTCGGGATAACGAGGAAGACAACCAAGCGGCAAACAATGACACTGACGTATGGTGCTGTCTTCTATTCTTGCCACGAGTATACGACCGAATGGTTCTACGAGCAGTTGTCTGGGGGGAGGGCGAACCCGTTCGGGGATGAGACCTATCGGCCTTGTAGATTCTTGGCAACACTAATATGGGAGGCGATCAGTGAGGTAGTCCAATCGGCACAGGTTGGCATGGCGTGGTTACGAGAGGTTGCGGGTATCTTTATGGATAACGAAACCACCATTAGATGGCACACCCCCAACAACTTCCTTGTGCAAATGGATTACCCCAATATGCGTAAGCATGAGGTGAAGACTTCCATTGGTCCGGTCGTAAGGCAGCACCGTATTAGGGTACCAACAGACGAAAGAGATAGAAGGAAGAATATAAATGCTATCGCTGCCAACTATGTCCACTCACTTGACGGACTTGGCGGACTATTGGGAGAGATAGTATGCATGGCAGAGGATCAAGGCATCGAGGATGTACTCGCTTGCCACGACAACGGCTCCGTTCATGCCCAAAACGTGGGACTATTTGGTGGGTGTATAAGACAGAGCGCATACAACATATTTGCTGATGACTTGTTGTCTGATTTCTCAGAGCAAGCGGCACACCTACTGCCTTCTGGTGTACACTTACCTGATGTCCCGAAAAGAGGAAACATGGATCTGACTAAGGTGTTGGATAGCATGTACTATTGGAATTAACTTCTGTAAAAACAAAGGGAAACAACTATATGGCATACGCACAGAAACCACAACTCACCTCCCCCGCAGGCAACGCCCTTTACCCGTCGCTTACTGTGCCGGATATGGGACCCAACGATGCTTGGCAGGGTTCCGGTGGGAAGTACAATGTCAAACTCTTGATGGACCCCGTCGATTGTAAGGAGTTCGTCGCGGAGATTGACCGATTGTACGATGAGAATTATGCGGAACAGTGCAAGAAGGCGGACAAGAAGACACTCAAGAAGGCCAACAAGCCTTACTCTGAGCATAAAGATAAGGATGGTAATCCGTCTGGCATGATTCAGTTCACCTTCTCAATGAAGGCCAAGGGGACTACTAAGACCGGCGAGCAGTTCGACCGCAAGCCTAAGTTCTTCGGCCCCGATGGTGGGACTATTCCGTTCGAGAAGGTACCCCTTCTTGGTAACGGCAGTGTCCTCAAGGTTAGCCACTTCATTGATGGTTGGAATGTCTCAAGCAGTGGGGCGGGCGTGTCTCTTCGTATCCGTGGGGTACAGATCCTCAAGGTTATCGAACGAGATACTGGCGGCAACGCTGAGGATCACGGCTTCTCCTCCGAAGGTGAGGCCCTGAAGACAGCACCCACTCCGATGGCTGAGGCAGTAGCCGCAGATGTCGAAGAAGGTGACCATGAATTCTAAAGCAAAGGGTAAGAGGGGCGAACTGGAGGCGCGTGACTACGTCAGGCAACACTGGTTCGCCCCTCAATGCATCCGGTCTGCACAGGCTGGCGGTGCTTTCACTGCTGACCTGTTGCATGCTGGTGATAACCTTCATGTTGAAGTGAAACGTAGGCAAAGGATTGCCGCAACGCACTTCATGCGACAAGCCGAGGGAGACTGCGGGGACATGGATGTCCCCGTGGTTCTCATGCGTGAGGACAACTACCCCTCATGGCTGGTAGTTCTGCGTATCGAGGACACGGACAAGTTCCTTAACATCATTGCCAATAACAAGGAGACTAACAATGGCAAGGCAGATGACCCTCTTCAAGGAGGACAAGTTACCGAGTAACAAGGGAAACAAAACCCAGAAGAGTCGAGTGCTGGAACACCTTCTCTATCGCAAGAGCATCACGCCACTGGAGGCTATAGGGTGCTACGGGATTATGAGGCTTGCCCCTTGTATCTTTGAGTTGCGGCGGGAAGGTCATTCTATTATTACTGACATCCGAGCAGATCCGATGGGAAAGAAGTATGCACAATACCGACTCGTCTGAGTTCGTCAAGAAAGAACCGTGTCCATCCTGTGGCTCCAAGGATAACTTGGCTAGGTACAGCGATGGACACGGTTTCTGTTTTGGGTGTAGACATTACGAACACCCTGATGGCACAACACATAAGGAGACTAGACCTGTGTCTAATTTGATCGAGAGTGAGTTCATGCCACTGAACAAACGCTCTATTACCGAAGATACCTGCAAGAAGTGGGACTACGGTGTAGGCGATTACAATGGTAACGCTGTTCATGTGGCTAATTATCGTAATGAGGATGGTAAGACCATTGCTCAGAAACTTAGGTTCCCTAACAAGGACTTTGTCTGGCTTGGGGAACCCAAGAAGACAGGCCTTTGGGGGTCACATCTGTGGCGAGAGGGTGGCAAGATGGTCACCGTGTGTGAGGGAGAGATTGATGCCCTTACCGTCTCTCAGTTATTCGGAAACAAGTGGCCGGTGGTGTCCATCCCCAATGGTGCTGCTGGTGCAGCCAAGTCTATTGCCAAGCATATTGACTGGTTAGAAAAGTTCGACTCAGTTGTACTATGCTTCGACCAAGACGATCCGGGGCGTGCTGCGGCGTCTGAGTGTGCCATGATGCTATCGCCCGGCAAGGCTAAGATTGTCAATACTCTACCCGGAAAGGACCCCAATGAATGCCTTATTGAGGGGCGTGGGGAAGAGGTTGTCAATGCTATCTGGGGTGCTAAGGTCTTCCGTCCTGATGGGGTGGTCGCAGGTGAAGACCTGTGGGATGTCATCATGGAAGACAATCAGGTCATGTCCGTGGATTTCCCATGGGTTGGCATGAATGACAAACTGTTTGGTATCCGGCAGGGTGAACTGCTTACCCTGACCTCAGGTACCGGCATCGGAAAGTCTTCAGTATGCAGAGAACTGTGTCACTACCTGATTGTTCAAGGCTTTAAGGTAGGCTACATTGCACTTGAGGAGAGCGTCAAGCGTTCGGCTGAGGGTGTTATGGGTGTAGCCATGAACTGTCCTCCCCACCTGTGGGAGAAGAACGGGGTGACGGAGGAACAGAAGAGGGAAGCGTTTGATTATTCAGTGGGGTCAGGCCGAATGGTCCTGTATGACCACTTCGGGAGTCAAGACCCGGAGAACCTACTGAATCAAATACGTTACATGAGTCGGTCTATGGGGTGTACCCACATCTTCCTTGATCACCTGAGTATTGTGGTCAGTGGCATGGGTGAGGGTGACGAGCGTCGGATCATCGACAACACCATGACCAAACTGCGTAGTCTGGTAGAGGAACTGAGTATCGCTCTGATCCTTGTGTCCCACCTTAAGCGACCGGATGGTCGGGGTCACGAGGAAGGTGCCCAGACTAGCCTGAGCCAACTCCGGGGTAGCCATGCGATTGCCCAGTTATCTGATGGAGTGGTGGGTATGGAAAGAAACCAGCAGGATGACATCCAAGCCAATGTGCTTACACTCAGGGTTCTGAAGAACAGGTATTCTGGTGATACAGGATTAGCCTGTCAGTTGGAATACTGCAAGAAGACAGGCAGGCTTACCGAGTGGGTAGCCCCTGATACAGTAGAGGTACCTAACCAACAGGGAGGCTAACGATGCAGACAACTGTCTTTGATATTGAGACCACTGCTATTGAGGACTTCTGTTCTCTTGATGGTCTTGAGAAGATACTATGCATCTCCCTAATGTCGTACCCCTCTGGTGAGGTTGTTTCATACAATGGTGATTTCACTGAGGCTCTTGACATCCTCCGTCGTTCAGATGTAATCGTTGGTCACAACATTATCAACTTTGACATCCCTGCTTTGCAGAAACTGTACCCCGAGTGGGAACCAGAGGGTCGAGTAATCGACACCCTTGTGTTATCCCGCCTTGGGTGGACAGACCTTCGGCAACAGGATGCTGAACGTGAGGAATTTCCCCCTCGCTTAGTTGGTTCCAATAGTCTAAAGGCTTGGGGCCTACGTCTTGGCGAGGAGAAGGGGGAGTTCGGTGCTGACCCAGAGGATTG